CCCTCTCAGGTCCTCATTGTTAACCGGTGGCAAGGAGGAGTATGATCATTATTTCTATTTACCTGATGGCGCATGGTTCGCTCCTACTGGCCCGAGTGGTTCGACCCCGCGTAATTTAGACGACATCGTTTGGGAGCGTGTTTGCGGTGTTATGGGTTATCCGTACTCCGAGGATTCTTCCTACTTGGAGCGCACTCGTTTTGACCAGCTGGTTCGTGCCGATGAGCCCGTTGGCTATATTGCTTCGTTGTACGGTACTTCTTACTCTAAAGCCCATCAGGGTATCCGTAATTGGTCCGTCCACATCATGACCAGTCAAGTTCCTTTTCCTCCGGCTCTCGAGCGCAGTAGTGGTGTGGCTCGTTTGTCTGTTTCTGAGAGTGAGTTGGAGTGCGAATCTCCTTGCCACCGCTGCGTCCCGTGCGGTCCTGACGAAGCTGCTCCTTTCGGTGTGACGATGGACATGGAGAAGAGGGCCCTGTGGGTCAGGCGCGCCATGAGAGTATCGGGTTTTGGAGACTTCTTGGCCAGTTTGGCTGAGTTGATTCATTATATTACCGAAGAGAGCGCTTCCTCGGTTGTTTATACGCTTTTAAGCGAGCTATCGAACGAGCTTCGGTCTAGGTATTGCCCGACTTCTGCCGATGAGCCTACTTGGTATGAGAAATTGGGTGAGGCCAGGCAGAGTACTTTGTGGGCGTCAGTCCGCGAAGGTTTGGGCAATGTGCTCTCTGTTTGGCTTTCGAGGGTCATCGGTTTTTCCCCAATTGGGTGGATTCCCGGTGTGCGTGAGTTGGCCACCAAGGATGCTCTACAGTTCGGGGCGGCCTGGCTCAAGGTTGGTTCTGACTTGATGGCGGGTGTAGAACGGTTGCTTAGAGGTGAGGCCTTCTTTCGTGTTGACAGGTATCAGAGGGTCCTTCTCCGGGCTAGGCTGGCTGCCCAGATGCCAATTGGTGAGAAGGTGACGTCCGTTACGACTTGTAGGTTGGAGATCGAGTGTTCGCTTTCAGAGGTTTTGACGTCGATTGCGGACATTCACGGTGAGGCCCCCGATCGGAAGAAATGTATTGAGGATCTAGTTAAAGCTAAGATAGCGCTTGCCCAGCGCTTGACAGCGGTGACTGGGAGTGAGTCCATCCGCAGGGAGCCGTACGGTGTTATATTTTATGGCGAGCCCGGAATCGGGAAGTCAGAGCTCAATCAATATTGCATTTATATGGGTGCCAAAGTATATGGCCACTCCATTACTGGGGGAGTTTGCCATGTGAACGTCTCTCAGAAGCACCAAGACACAGTTACTAATCAGTCATGGTGTTATATTTTAGATGATGCGCTGAGCGGCAACCCCAGTCTTGCTCCTATAGCCCAGGCTTGGGGAACTACCATGGCTTTGATGCACGCGTTGGCGGGTTCCGTTCCGTTCAATGCGAATATGTCAGACAATGATGATAAGGGCACAGTTTGGAATAAGCCGGATTTGGTCATCGTGAACACCAATGTTCCGTCCGAGATCTTAAAACAGGGTGGCCAGGATGTTATTGGCCGTCGTTACGATATGGTGCACGTGGTGTTGTCGCCTGAGTTTAAGACGGAGCGCGGGACCCTGGACATGGAGAAGAAGATGGCCATTGAGGAGCAAGGCGGCGTTGATGCCGTGTTTAGGGCCAAGATTTGGAGTTTTACTTATCAGTCGTATAATGTTTCAACTTCTAGGTATGAGCAGTTAAACGTTAGTCACGACTTTGCGTACATTAGAGGAAGGATGGAGAAGAAGAAAGGGATTGCCGACAAGATGATGGCGGCTAGTAATAAGGATTGTAAGTTTTGTAGTCTGCCCTGGCCCAGCCACACCGAGGACTGTGCCTCTAGGGGCCAAATTATCCCCACAGCCGATGAAGTCGTCCCGATTGTTCCGTGGCCGGCTCGAGGCTACAGGGAGTTGGCGGCTTTCGGCGTTATGCCGGAGTGGCGTGCTATTCCTGGGGTTTGGCGGCAGCTATTGGCTGATATGCGTGAGTGGTCTTTGCTCACTAAGATCATTTATGGACTTTTCTTCTGGGTCTTAGCTGCATTTATGACCCTTGCTGAGGCACAGACGGGTTTTTCAAGGAACCGGTTGTGGTATTTTCCGTTTGCGGGGTTTTTTGTCATGTTTGCCGTGCCCCCGTACCTCGTGAGTTTGAGCCTTGGTTTTTTGTTGGCGGCAAGGGAAATACCAGAGGTTCAGTTTAATGTCGTAATTTGGTCCGTGATGCGCCACTTCTTTTCAGAGATGATTTTGGCGCCTCATTTCCCGAGGTTATACGATTATTTTAAGTCGTCAGCGAAGAGGCAGGCGGCTCTGGGTAGGGTATGTGCCATGTCAGGAACCTTTGTCTTTGTCCTTTCCGTTGGCTGGATGGAAGATAGGTTGCTCGGCGGGGCCTTGACCCGTGACGGACTACACGTCCGCGAAGTCGCCTCAGAGAAAGTTAGGGGGGGCTTGAGAGGTTTTTATGACAAGTTCGTTCATACTCCTGATGAAGTGCACGGCGACGGCGTGGTCCCGGCCATGAATGGAGATTTTGTGCCTCCGAAGGACGACAGGAGTGTCAAGGCTTGGACCTTTGAGTTACCTGCCCCGCTGGCTCTGTCGCAAGCTAGCATGACCGCCCCGGTTGGTGATGTCTTGACCTCAGCGCGCTCTAGTTGTTGTGAGGCTAGGTATTTTCCGTCTGAGCGCTTTCCCCACGTCACTGGACATTTTAGAATAGGCAAGAGGATGATCGCTATGGCGCATGGGACCATCCGGAAGGCCAATCGGCCCCTTGCCTGGGAGATAGAGTCACATGGGCGCAGGATCAAACAGGAGATTCCGTATGATGAAGTCCTTTTTGAGGCCGACTCGGACTTGGCTGGGTTTAATGTGCCGGCCGCTTTCCCTCCGGTCCGAAGGTCCGCGCACAAGTTCATGTCGCGTGTTGAACTCGGTCAAAGATTCGTCCGTGGTTGCTCTTTCCCTCCGGGGTGTTCCGGAGAGCCGGTGGAGTGTGCCGGCATTCGAGTCGTTAAGAGGCCCCAGTTGGAGTGGGTTGAGGGTGACAAGAGTGTTTTGGTCGCCACTAGGGTCTCCGGTGTGTGGAAGCAAGGGGATTGTGGGTCACCTCTTGTGGTCATTAGCGGCGACAAAGCCGCTATCGTCGGTATAATGTTTGCCATGGTCGAGCCTGAGTGTAAGGTCGCCTTGTTCGAGCCTTTTCCTGAATGGTGTTACGGGATCTCAGAGGAACCAGAGGTTGTCTCAGTTGGGCCCCTACACCCACGATCAGACTTTGTTAAGTATGTTGCGACTTGTGGTACTGCTACGGTTTTGGGCTCTGAAGGCCCAGATCGTGTGAATTACAAGTCTGCATTTGTGAATGACCCCAATGAGTCCGGTCGGTTGGCCAGAGAGATGCTGGCTGAAAAGGGATTGGTTTTTTCCGGTCCTAGAATGGATGAACCGAACTGGCCGGTTGAAGTGCCGGGATGGAAGGCCAGTTTTGCGGCTAAGCTTCCGTCCTTTGAGTCCTCAGGGCCGGTTGAGCCTTTAATGGCGGCTGAGAGGACTTTGCTGGATATGTTGTGTCCTGCAGAGGGATACCATCCGCTTTCTATTGATGAAGCGGTCTTGGGTAGGCCCTGTATTGGAGTGAAGCCAATGGACTTGTCGAAGGCGGCCGGCGTTGGTACGCCGGGACCTAAGAGTAGGTACATTAAGATTGTTGAAGGGGAGGTTTTGTATATGAGGTCTCTGGCTGAGAAGACCAGGAGCCTCCGTGAGAAGTTTGGAGCCGGTGGAACGGTTTCCACCACCTTCGGAGCTTTCCCCAAGGATGAGCTACGTAAGGTCGGTAAGGGGGCAAGAGCTATTTTGCAGTCCCCCTTGTACTTTGCTTTGAACGAGAAGTGTCTGATAGCGCCGATCGCGGCATTTTTAAATGCCCAGATTGGTACGAAAGGATATGCCGTGGAGATGGATCCGGCTAGTTTGGAGTGGAAGTCTAAGCTTTATGACTACCTCCGTGGATTTGGCGATTTTGAGCCTTGGATGGTCGAGATGGACTTTGAGGCTTATGACGCCAAACAACAACGTCAAATTGTCGAGTTTGTGAATATGGTTTTTTACCACATAGCTCGCGATTTTCTGGGCTGGTCCCCGGATCAACTGACTAAGTTGAGTGCGTTGTTGCGTAGTGAGGCCTATAATGTGTTTGTTTTCGGCAGCGATTACGTTTTCGCGCCGTTCATTCAGCATTCTGGGTCATACAATACATCTACTAGAAATACAGTTATGACGTTGCTTTTGATTTTTGCATGTGCTTTTGTAATGTCGGTGAAGGTCAGGGCCGCTGCTGTCGGGGATGACAGTCTGGCGGCATTTGATGATAGACCTGATTTATATTTAATGATGAATGTCATTAGAGCATATGGGGTTTCACCGACCCCAGCCCACGTGAAGGAAGGTGTTCCCGAGCTCGCTCGTTTGGCGCAGGTTACTTTCCTGAAGCGTAGGTTCGTAGTCGACCCTTCTGGTTTTGTCCGCGCCCCTCTTGATGAGGTCAGCATTTTGAAGACGTTTACGATGGTTGAGGCCAGACCTAGCGTCCCTCCCGAGGTCCGCTTGCGAGGGGCCTTGATGTGCATGCAGCGCGAGAGCTGGCAACACGGTGAGGAGTTCCACCGTAGGTTGCTTGCCTTGTTTGAGGCGGCGGCCGTGGTTTGCTTGCATCCTTTTGGAGAGCGGCTTTGGACCTGGTCCGAGTTGGACGAGATCATGCGCTTGAGATATAAGTGAGCCAATGGTGGTCCTTGCAAGGACGTTAAAGATATGCCGCTGAAGTCTGCGCGGCGCGACGAGCGCATTGACTATAGACCTGTGGAGAGGTCTGAGAAAACAAAACTCCTAAGTTTGACATTTTTAAATAGTGATGAAACAATGGAAACCTGTGGGCCCCTTCGAGTTTCCGTGGCTACGTGTCGAATTTAAGCTGGCTTTTGCCACCTCCCCAGAAACGGGAGGAGCTACAGAATGGAGCGGCCTCGATCACGCCTATAATATACAGCGTGGTGAGAATTAAATTATATTACTGACAATTCTAATGGACAAGTTGAGCCGGGTGGGCCCGGTGATATTAGTCAGGGAGCTTCTGGCGGAGCCGTCCTGACTATGTTT